TTCTAATGATCGTAGATGTTGGGCCCGTCTTTAACATAGACAGGTTTGCAGTAAGTAGTAACTCTATCTTTTGCTGGAATATAATCTCTATACCTATAGTTACCATACTGTTTAGGAATCTTCTCTGCATAGTAGAGACAGGTATTGATACTTCTGAATATCATGGGATTGGGTTGTTCTCTTCTATCGTCACCCACACCCAAAACAACAACTAGCATGAATGCGTGTATCATAACTTACCTAGTTCTTTTCTAAACTTCCACTGTGCATCTGCAATTCGTAATTTTATACTACGAACAAGTTTTTCTGCTTCTGTTTCTGGTATATGTGGTGGATTGTGTATTTTATCATCCATCCACGCTACATAAAATAACATACCAATTAAATATGTTGTGATAACAATCAATGCGATTAACATTAGTAACCTCTGTTTGCTTTATAATCTATTAACCACCAAGCACCACCAATAAGAACTGCTGCACAAATACCAATCAGCACCACGATAGCAACAACCTCAAAAAGTTTTTTCTGTCTTTCTTGTTGATCGTATATTGCTTGTTGTCTCTTCTTACGAATCTCTGCTTCCATGCGTAAAAGTTCATCCCATGCAGAAGGCCCTCGTGTCCAAGAAATCAATTTCTTGAGTTCATCACGCATATCTTCTGCCTTCTTCTTCGCCATGAATACGGCCATGGCTTCTTCTTCGACTGAACCAGCGTTAAATATTTTTTTAAATAGAGGTGGTTTTTTGGCGTATTCATCTGCCTTCTTGAGGTCAGACATAGCGCCCATCCATCGTCCAAGGTCTGAGCCCATAGATTCAACATCTCGACCTACTTCAAAACCTTTTTTAATAAGATTGAACGCACTCGTTGCTGTAGCAAGAGCGGTAATTGGATCTATCATTTGTATTTCCTTGTTGTGTTACAAATGATAAGGAATAGTATTGTTTTCTTCTCAACTCACAATACTATTTATAAGGAAGGATTAATCGGTGATATTAAATTTTAAATTTTCGTGATCTGGATAGTTGACTACTACAGGCCCTTCTGGACATTCATAGTCAATATGTGCAAGTAGAATTGCTTCACCCTTTGGTATCATGTGGATGTGTTCTTCATTTATACTAAATGAAAAACCAAACTTATCTATCTTGTCACTAGCGGGGCCTGAGAACTTTGCAACACTAGGGGATGCAGTATGAACCATATATTTACTGTCTTTGACTTCAAGTCTAAATCCAGTAACTTTACAGTCATCTCTGTGTTTTTCTCTTGCAACGATAACATCAAAAGAACCATCTTTGGGGCCATCTGAAATTGTGAAGTGTTCTGGCGCCCAAGTAAGAATATCCTTACTTTCAATTTTATCCCACAAAGTATATCCTCCACCAATCAATGCAAGACTGGCAGTGACTACACCAATACCTTTGGTAATGTTCTCTAAATCGAAACTAATCATGTATCTATTTATAGAAAAGGGAGACACCATTTCTGATGCCTCCCACTTCTTTTTCTAATTAGTAGTCTTTTTATGTGGTGTTACGACTCAGAGAGACTTACTGCACAAAGGACTTTACTACTATACCTTATTCATTCGCCAACTTTTCAAAGTATGACATTGCGTCATCATCATCGTCTGCACCGAATGTCCCACCAGCAGCAACTGGTTCTGGTGTTGGTTCAGACTTAAATGTTGGTGTGAATGGACTTTCCTCTTCATCAACCATTGCGGCAGCAGTTTTTGTTGCAACAACAGTTCCAGAAAGAACCGCATCCAAGCGTGTCTTCAACTCATCATAAGATTTGAAGTTGGTTGGTGCAAGGAATTCTGCAAGAGAATGTTCCTTGTTATAGATTGCCTCAAGTTCTTCATCAGAACCTTTTAGCGCAGATGGGGAATCGAACTCTGACTTATCATAGTTCCAGTAACCATCAACCTTACGAATCTTCAATTTGAAGTTCGCACCTTCCCACAAATCAAAAGGATTGATTGCAGTCTCATCTTCAAATGCAGGCTGCATTGCCTCCATCAACTTGTCAAAGATTTTCTTTCCATAAGAATAAAGGAAAATCTTACCTTCATTCTCTGGGTTTGAAGGGTCACTCACAACATAAATGTTTGAGTAATACTTCAACTTCCTCTTTTGTTTACGAGCAATCTCTTTATCACTCTCAACACCAGAGTTCCACAGTTGTGAATTATATTCACTTACTGGGTCTTTCTGATTGAGTGTGGTTAGAGAGTTCTCAATAAACCACTGTCCAGTGGGGCCTTGGAATGCGTGATTGAATACACGAACCCATGGCAGTTCCTCACCCTTTGGTGCAGGCAGGAATCGAATTACTGCGTAACCATTACCGGCCTTGTCAACATTGGGTTTCCACAGACGTTCATCAACGTATGACTTTTTATCTGTAGCAGGGGACTCGTCCTTTTGGACTTGTGCGAGTAGTTTATCCAGAGAGTTCTGGTTTCTTAGTGCTGAAATAGACATATTTTTCTCCTATGTTTATATGTGTTTCGTATGTTTAAGTATTTCACGTTTTTCATTATATAGTCTTATTTATATCACATTAAAACGCCAAAGTCAAGAACTAAATTTAAATCATCTAATTCTAAATACTCGACATTTTCATGTTCTCTCCACTCTTCAATAAACTGACTCGTTCCATCAGTTCCAAGTGGGGCAGGATTCACCTTCCAAAACTTTGTATTGGGGAACGCCTCAAAGTTCTGTTTGTGTTGTTTAATCCAGTTTACAGAGGGTGTCTCACTAGCATCTTGTGTGACGTAATTTGACGTTCCTTTGTATACGTTATTAACCAACCCTGTTGAACTACCTAAATCGAATCCAATTAGAAATACATCTGTTGGATTGTGATCTTCGATAGCCATCCTTACTGCGATTGGGCCTGCACTCCAACCACTGTAATCTTCTGGTATCAGATAAACTTCATCGTTTTCTTCTACCCATGTTACCCACTGATGATGGTTGCCCATCTTCTGTCTGAGTTCAATTTCATCAAATTCTCTACCTTCATCTTCTGCAATCTTCTTTGCCAGTTCTACTAATCGCATCATCTGATTGGGGTCTGTTCCATTCAAAACAAATTGTGTTCTGCCCTGTTTTGGATTTTCTGAATGAAGTGATTTGTGCCAACCTTCAAAAAGATTAGTATCAACTATCATTTCATATGCATCACCAGGCAGTTTAGTCCATGAACGAAAGTAACATTTGTTTTTTAGTGCATAACCAGATTCATATACTTCATGCATCATACCACCATCAACACAAATTAGTGCATCTGGTGTGAAGTCACGATAGAGAGCATTACACCCATAGACAGGGCCACAGGTTTTCAGTGATCTGAGATTAACTGATTTCCTAGACTCACCGTTTCCAAGTATAAACACTCTACTCATTACTTATATGTCACCTTTATATTTTGGTATGCATTATTCCATTCTTCTGGTGTTGCATCCCATAATTTTTTACGAGGTTCAACCCCAAAATCCTCAGTTGCATTAGATTCAAACGAATCCCAACCTTTGCTACTATACCCATCTTCGGGAACAAAGTCAAGAGCTTTTCCTTCTGGAATATGAAAACCAACTGCCTTTAGATAATTGGTAAACTCTTGACACATATCATCTAGACTTGCATCACTAGGAATAGTGAACTCAACTGTAACTGGCAGTTGTTCTGGATAAGTATTTTCATAACTAAATTTGTGCATTATAATTTCTCCATTAGTGGGAAGATTTTTGCAATTTCAATCGCACACTTCTGTGCAACTTCCATATGCTCTTTTTGCGTTCCGTTTGCAGAACGTAACTCAATATAGTGAATCCATGAACGTAGTGTTCCATTCATATACAGTCGTGTCTTTGTCAAACCTTCTGGTAGGACTGCACGAGCCTGTTCTTTTGCGATACCATTATCAATCGCCCATTGGTATGCTTTACGAGATGTTTCGATAACACCTTGTTGTCTACGATTCCATTCTGTAATCAAATCTTGGTGTGTTTGATTTTCAACTAGAGATGGATCGTTCTCAATCTCAATTGAGTTTTGACGATTCTCTGTGTCCTGTAAACGACATTCCCTTTTAGTAAATGCCTCACCCATTGCAGATGGTTCTGCATATCGTTGTGAAAACTCTTGAAAACTAAAACTACGATGACGCACAATTTGATGTGCAATATCTCTTGTAGTCTCAACCTCTATGCAAGCGCTAGCCATCTCCAATGGTGACCAATGTTTGTGTTTACATAGATATCGTATGAGTTTTTCGCTCGTTTTGTGCGATTGTTGGTTCGCTGGATTGGAGACACGGGCGCAATACGATATAAGTTCTTGGACATCGTTACCGACATATAATTCTCCTTCTGGTGGTTGACTGTAACTAATGAGTCTTGCTGTTGTCAGCATTTTATTTATTTCCTTATTCTCCGTCACTATCATCCTCTTTCTTTTTCAATGAATAACCACCTGTTGGTAGTTCTTCCCATAGTATTGTATCACCTGTATCCCAACCAACTTGATCTAACGAGCCAGGTGGAAATTCTATGAATAGTTCTTTAGTCTTGCCGTTCTCTTGAACTTTTACTATCCAACTATTCTGTGACATTTGTTTATATTCCATTTTATAACCTTTGTAAAAAGTAAGCAGTTTATCTTCATACTTAGGAAGTATATCCTAGTTAAACCGTTTTGGTCTAGGACGATATGTGCCACGATTTGCATTTTCAACAAGTCGCTTACTTAGATTTTGATCACGCTTTACAAGTTCTGCGTTATCAAACTCTAGTGCCTTCACACGAGCATTACTCTCATCAAGTTTTGCACGATAGAAGTCTCGTTCCCTAATCAGCTCTTCCTGTGTCATCAGAAAGTCTCCTTAATCAGTTTGAGAAGTTGCGTTTTGCATTTCTGTTCATCGTAGTTCAAAAATGCAGCGTATTTGACGATTAACCGTCTTTGGTCTGGCCATACTAGATCATCTTTTAATTCCTTATCCCATCGTTTCACATAGTTCAGTAATCCTTGTAAGATTACCATCGTTTCCAAACTAATTCGTTTAGCGAGGAAGTTCTTTAATAATACAGGATGTTGCCCCTTTTGTAAAGAGAAAATTTCATCAAAATGTGATATTTGTGAAAATAATAATGACATATCTGTGATAAAGTTATACGTCAGAGATTGTTTGTTCTTAGACCATTCTAAATAATTTTCTTCTTTAAAATCACCTAACCACCCCTTTGGTGATTTGGCAAAGTTTGCAACAAAATAGTCTAACGTCTTATCATCATACTTTCTTGCAACACGAGCAAAGAAATATCTATCCTTTCTTTTTAAGAATGATGCCTTTGATGCACGAGTTTTTCCACCATATTGTGTGTAGTCATATTCACTGGTAAAGTGCAACTTGAGACCAAGATACATTTGGTAGGCTTCCCATGCTTCCATTGGAAACTCCTTAAATTGGTAGGGTTGCTACTCTTGGCAAGAAGTTAAGTTCTCTTGCATCAGCTTCTAGTTTTTCTTTGAGAGGTTTTGAAATGAGAGGAGCAACTGCATCTGGCTCCATCTGGTGTTTTGCACAGTAATCCAATACTGCATCCATATAGGTTGTGTTTCCTTGTCCTTGTTTTACGATATCTTCAATCGCAATTGCAAATTTCTTTGGTGTCATCACTGCTAGTTCTTCTAGATTCATTAT